AAGAGTGCTGAAGCCAGCAATATGGCTTTTCCTAAAATATTCTTCATTGTTCTTTTGGTTTTTTGGTTTGATTTCGATTGCAAAAGTAGGATAGAATATCGCAATCTCACGCTAAATATCAGACAAATCTAGCAACAAAAGGGACAAATACCCGAAATATATCGAAGAAAAAGGGAAAAGAAAGAAAAAAGACGCAGGAATCCAAGCCCCCAACATAGCCTAGGGCAACGCCCTAGGTTAACATTACCAGATAGCTATGCGCCCTGAAAGGGCAAAAGCCTTCTAAACACCAAAAAGCCGAACCTCTTTGAAGAAGTTCGGCTTTTTAAGTGGTACCACCAGGAATCGAACCGGGGACACAAGGATTTTCAGTCCTTTGCTCTACCAACTGAGCTATGGCACCATACTCTTACAGATGATTTCTCATTTGCGGGTGCAAAGGTACAACAATTATTTGGTTCCACCAAATTTTTAAGTGAAAAACTTTTCAAAAAAGATAAAAAAGTGCTTTTTTATTTGGTATTATGGAGATTTTGGTGTACCTTTGCACCGTCTTTGTACTCATAAGTACCACAAAACGGGATTTAGCGCAGTTGGTAGCGCACGTCGTTCGGGACGATGAGGTCGCTGGTTCGAGTCCAGTAATCCCGACGGATTTTTCGGTAACTTATTGAGTATTAGGCAATATAGGCTGTTCGCTGCAAAAATACTCGGTGAAAAGTCGGTAAAGTATAAAAAATGATAAGATTTAGGCCATATTTCTAAAAAATTAAAGATATGGCTAAAAAAAATTATTTCTCAGGTTTGGCAGGTGACGATATGCACCATGTCATTGCGTGGAAGCTTCCTACCTTCCATCAAAAAAGCGAGTGTTATGTTTCGTTCTCTTGCTTCGATCCTGCAATCGGCAAGATGCACCAAAAGAAGATTATGCTTGACCACATCAAGGGCAAGCATAATCAGAGAGTATATGCTGATCAGCTGATGAAGCGCATCACCCAAAAGCTAGAAAGTGGCTGGAATCCATGGGTAGTGAAGGATCGCCCTCTTGAATACACCCTATTCACTACAGTTCTGGAACGATATAAGAGATATCTAGAGAAGCTATGCAATGAACATAGCTTGCGTGATGATTCATATATCGACTATTCCAGTCGTGTGCGTGTCATGGAACTCTGGATTGAGGAGAAGAAGATAGACATTCATTTCTCCTATCAGTTCGACAGACAGTTCGTCTCCAAGTTCCTTGACTACGTCTTCATCGACCGCAACAACACCATTATAACCAGGAACAATTATCTCGGCTGGCTACGCACATTCTCAACTTATCTGCTAGAGCGAGGCTACATCTCTCGCAATCCGACGGAAGGATTCAGCCGAATCCGTACCCGGCATATGAAGGAGCGTGAGGTCATACCTGACGACGTGATGATGCAGATACGCAACTACCTCTTTGAGAAAAACAGGCACTTCCTGCTTGCTTGCGAGATACTGCACTATCTCTTCGTCCGCCCGCGAGAACTCTCTTACCTGAAGATTGAAGACTTCCACCTGGATGCTCAGACCCTATCGCTCCATGGCTCGCATACCAAGAACGGAAATGATGCAGTCATCACCCTGCCGTCTCACGTCATCAAGTTGATGATAGACCTCAATGTCTTCTCATACCCTAGCCACTATTATCTTTTCTCAGATAACTTCTGCCCTGGTGAGACTCGCAAGAGTGAGAAGAGTTTCAGAGACTATTGGGGAAGAAACCTGCGCAAGGCGCTCGGATTCTCCGAGCGCTATAAGTTCTACAGCTTGAAGGATACCGGTATCACCAATATGCTGAAGGCGAATGCCGATGTCTTGTCGGTCCGAGACCAGGCACGACACTCCTCTATTCTCATCACCGACATCTACACACCTAAGGATATCAAGGCTGCGAATGAGTATATCAAGAATTATAAGGGAATCCTATAGTATATATATATATAATAAGGTGAGATACGGAAACGTACCTCACCTTATTATATTATGATAGCATATAGAAGTAGCCAGTATAGATAGGCTCGATGGTATCATCCTTGACTTCCATCTCAATCTTTTCGCACACGAATCGCTTATTCCTGATGATATATATCTTCGATGGATCCGGAATATCAGCAGACTTGAATTTTACTTCCATACAGTTTCGGTTATCAATTTTGATAACTTCACCTTGAAACTGACTCAATGATGTGGTACCGGCTGTGTCAGAATTGAACGATAGAGTATAGAGATCTCTATCAATGAAGGCTATGCCATTGTACCTATAGTCAGCATTGACTCGGTAATCTGTCAGGAATTGAGGCCATCTGGATTTCTCCCCAACCCAAGTAATCTTGCCGTATGGCTTGTCATGCTGCTGCACTCTACCTGGTAAGATGAAGAAGATGCTCATCACTTCCTCCTCGTCCTCGCTCTCATCCATTGCCGACTCATCATCGATGGCATCCTGTACAGAAACGTAGCTCAGACCATCCTCGTCAGAATCGCACTCTTTGGCATCAGACTCCCTAGTATTAGTGATTGACAGCAGACAGCGCTTTTCAATCCAATTGTCTTCGAAGACCGCGCTGCTCCTGAAGTTGATATCTTCTGCTATCTGTGCAGCAGGAGAAATCTTCAATTCAACATAATCATCAGAATTTTTGTCTCGGATAAGTGGAGACCAGATGCCTGCAAGCTGCCACTTGCGGCTACCCTCTTCACCTATATATATATAGTAATCTCCGAAATTATGGATGATAGTCTGCCTTTTCTTCTTCTCAGACCAGCCCATAGTTGTCGCTGCGAATTGCTTGGAATAGCCTAGCAATTCCCGAGATTCTACCTGTTCGAAGTTTTCGAACACCCTCTTTGGTATGATATCATAGTCTCCTCTGTTGGCAGAATCGTCGAATTTATATTCGAGATTTGCGGTCGATGAAGTACTGAAGGAACCGTCCTCATCATAGTCTGTCGCATACTCTTCTAGCGGTTCTATCACTACGGAATCGGCTGAACTCAGTTCTGAGGAACTGACAACAGAACATGTCTTGCCCACCTCGTCGAAGTAGATGGAAGCATTGAAAAGCTTCCGGAACTCCTCGATGAATGTGTAGGATGACCAGTGCGGAAGCGCTCTGCGAAGCTCGCGAGACTTGAACGCTGACGCTATATACAGCTGGTTCCACGGTTTGATATCCATGTCATTCCTGATCAGCCGATAACCTTCGTGTTCGACAACCTTCTTGAAGATGTACATCAGATTTGGTTGTACAGCGGTATTCTGGATGAATGCCGTTTTTTGGCCACAATGTCTTCCGGTGCGGTCAACTCCAACGTAGTTGGCTATCATCTCATAGGTCTCATCGTGCACGGGCATGAAGCACCATTTGCCTTCTACACCAAGGAATTTGGTCTTGTCGGTGCTCAGGAGGAAGATGTCTGTCACCTTTGATAAGTCGTTGAATTTGTTTTCCACAGACTTATTCACAGTTGAACCAGGAGCATCAGCGATGCCCAGGTTTATCTCATCGATGTAGTGCTTTGTCATCTTGTCGTTGAACTTGATGCGGGATTTTCCGCCAACAATCTGCAGCTTGACCTCCTGCTGGTTCACTGAGAGAATGGTACCAACACCGCTCATGATGATTTTGCTATCAACATAGAGCTTGCAGTCATCGAACTTTGCGATGTTTTTCTTGACTTCCAATCGGGAAACATTGGAAAAGATCTCCCGGTTGGCCAGGATATTCATCGGGAAGGTGATATCATAGGTATATTCTCCATCATCGGTGACATACTGATTAGCGTATGTCACCTTGATGGATGATGTTGATATCGGATAGGCTCTATGGCCATTGATAATGCATGTAATCATAAGCTACTTATTATCTAGCATTCTGTGATACTCTTTTAGACGTTTGTCTATGCCATTCCTGCCAGCAATAGATACATCTGCCTTGATACCGTTTTCAATTGTTCTGTTTAGTCTGCTGACCGCAGAGTTGACTCCATCGAGAGACTGACGTACCTCGGCATTGTCATTGCTGACGTTGACGATAGGAGCAACGACAGCAGCGCTGGCTCCTGCTCCCAGTGCTCTGCTGATATCATCAGCAGTCAGAGAGCCTACGGTGTTAGCGCGCTGCGCTCTGTCGATGAGATCGAATGCAGGTCTGATAGAAGAGTTGTTGACTGCTCTGTGATTGGCAACGAACTCACCTTCGTGAACCACTCCTGCCTCCTTGCGATAGCGGTTGCCTCCTGTGTAACCACCCTCGTAGTACCCTGCTGCCTCTGCCTGATGCTGCTTCTTGATTGTTGCAATCTGCATCATACCTGCAGCTGTGGCCATGCCGGCAGCTATAGGTGCAAGTAACCAGCCAGTACCCTTGATGGCAGCTGCAGATGAGTATGCGTTGATAGCAGCCATAGCGGTAGATGCGATTGCCTGAGCAATCTCAATCTTCATTGCCTTCTTGTTAGCCTTCGACTTAGCAGCAGCCAGTTCCTTGTCACGCTTCTCTTCGAGCTTTTTCTTCTTCTTCGAGTTTTTGCCAGCTGCAGCAATCTGCTTCTCGTAGTTCTTTGAGATTTTCGCCTGCTCTAGGTCTGAGCAAGCCTGTGCATAGGCTGATGCTGCAGAGAGAATGTTGTTGATGCCGTTGTAGGCAGCAGATGTCTGCTCAACCATATCATTGAGGAAGTCAGCTGTCACCATCGCCTTCGCCTGCATATAGGCAGCGTGATTCTGCTCATCGTCACCATACAGCTCCTTCAGCTTCTCCATCGTGTTCTGATAGTTGGCAATCTGAGATGAGAAGTAGCCTCCGAAGCTGGCATTTGCAGGGTTCTGCGCATCTCCTGCTTCAGCTTTAGCCTGGTTAACCATACGGTTAGAGACTCTATCCACCTTCAGCTGGGTAGAGCCTGCTCCATGGTCTTCAGCTTCCAGCTGCGCCTTGCGTTCTGCATACTGCTCGATGAGGTCAAGCTTCATCTGCAGATATTCCTCCTCCTTGATGAGACCCTGCTTATAGATGTTCTCGAGACCATTGAGATACATCCGCTTCTCTGCTTCGATGTCCTGCTTGCCGAACTGCTGACGGAGTTCTCGCAGCTGGTTCTGGTATGCCTCCTGCATCTGTAACTGGTGATCGAGCGCAGCCTGCTCCATCTCAGCCTTCAGATCCAGCCACTCCTCGCTGCCCTCTCTGTCTTTGTAAAGTGCAAGACGTTTTTTCATGGCTTCGACATCATTCTTATATAGGGCTTCATTGAGAGCGGTATCATTCTGATAGATTTTCGAATTGACATCATAATATTGCGCTTTGATGCTGGCCTCCTTCTGAAGGCGTTCACGCTCGATGGTCTGCTCATTCATCTTCTGAATGGCAGCATCATGCTGCTTGACAACATTGACCTGGTTGTCAAGTAACTGCTTGTACTCGTTGCTCTTCTCACCATATAGCTGCTTCAGCTTGGCAAAACCCTTAATTTGGATGCTCTGTCGGTCGTCGATGAACTGCTGATAGGTTTTCTTGCCTTCTGCATAGGCTTTGGCGTTGTCAGCCATCAACTCGTTGGTCTCAGCCTTGATGCTATCTGCTGCCTGTTTCTGCTTGCGCTTGGCTTCTGCCTCACGCTTGCGTGCTTCTGCTGCAGCTGCCTTCTCTGCCTTGACACGAGCCTTGCGCTCTTTTTCTGAAACCTGATGAGTGCCGGTTGTTCTCTTCTGCTTAATGATGGTACCATCATTGCCCTTGCCATTGTAGCCATTGTTTCGCCATGGTTCCGGATCGCTCACTTCGAAATGCTGTGACTCTAACTCGTTGATTTTTTCTAGGAGACGCTTCTGATACTGTTTTTCCTTGTCAATCTCTCTCTCCAAATCCTTTTGAAAATGTGGATTGCTTGCTGCAACCTTTTTCGAAGGGAAAGGATTGAAGGAATCTAATACTCCCTGTAAAAATCCAGGTTTATAATTTCTTCCCTCTTCTAGCCAATCCTCTAGATCAGCACTCTTTGCTATAGACTCAGCTAACTTTTTCTGTAGGCCATCGATGATAATCTTCTTTTTCATTACATCAATGTAAGCCTCAATCTGCCTTGTAGCGTTGCCTGTGCGCACTGCTTCCTCGGTGATGTTACCGAGGTGCTCACGCATCAGCTTGCCGTTGAGTTCCTCAAGGGCTGCCTTGCGGTCTGACTCTGCACTGGTGTTTGACTGGATAGCAGAGACGAGGTGCATGATGGCTGCCTCCTCGTCTGAAGCCTGCTTGTTGGCATCTGTCACGGCATCATTGTAGTCACGCTGAGCCTGCTCAGCTGTGCTCGTCTCTTCTGAGAGTGTGACGATTGCGGCTGTCAGACCGGCAACAACAGCAATCACGGCAGTGATCGGGTTGGCCAACAACACTTTGTTCCACAACATCTGCGCAGCAGTGGTCAGTTTTATTTCACGTGTCAACGCCATCTGAACGATTGCCATAGTCTTGAGAGCAGATGTCTTAAGACCCACAAGGACGAGATGCGCCTTTTCGCGCAGAATCATGATGTTGAGCCATGCCATCTGCGCCTTGTCTGCTATCAACTTTGCCTTAGATACTGCTGTATACGTGACGATGGCGGCTGTCAGCACAATTAATATGCGCCAATAGTCCTTGACGAAGTCAACGAGTGTGGAGAGTGCCCGAACTCCGAGACTGGCTGCAGATATGCAATATCGTGCTGCAGGATAGAGTTTCTGTCCCAGTTCGATGGAGAGATCCAGAAACTTCTTGCTCGCCTTGTCAAGTTGAGCCTGTACACTCTCGTTCTGTGTCTCGAACTCATTGAGGACGGATGTGCCTTCGGAATAGGCTTCGTTCGCCAGGTTCTGGGCAGACCTGATATCATCGAGCTTGTCTGCGAGGACGGTGAGGACACCTGTCGCTCTAGAACCATCCATCTTCATCTCCTCGAACATAGGTGCGAGGTCTGCGAATCCACCCTTAGCTCGCATGGCTGCCAGGAATTGGAGGAGTGCGCCATTGGCGTCCTCCTTTAACGTCTTTGCGAATTCCTTGACATTGAGACCTGCAATTTGAGCAAACTTTGCGGAGTCCTGGAACATCTTGGCCAGAAGGTTCTGCACTGCGGTTGCAGCAGTCTCGTCTTGCTGCATGTTTTGGTCGAGTACGGATGCGAGACCCATGATTTGCGCCTGGGTGAAGCCTGCCTGCTTGCCGACACCTGCCACACGAGCGGTGAAGTCTACGAGATAACCGGCAGAGGCAGAAGAATTCTGAGCCAGTTCATTGACTGCAGAACCTGTCGCCAACATGGCGCCTCGCAGACCTTTGGTCTTGTCTTCGCCGAACATCTGTGCCAGCTTACCTATCTGTGAGACAGCTTTGTCTCCAAGGTCATCACCGAGTGCGACATTGATTTTATCGGCACCATCAACGAATTCTTCGATGGCAGCTGTTGACGTGATGCCCAATCGACCGGCATCCTCTGCCAGCTGGTTGAGTTTCTGACGAGGAGTTCGGGTGTCCATCTTCTTGAAATCCTCATTCATTCGCTCCACTTCATCAGCAGCCTGACCGGTATATTTTCTGACATTGGTCATCTCGTCGTCCATCTTGGCATACTCCTCCACGCATTTTTTGACGGTGAATGTGATGCCGGATATAGCAGCGATGGCGCTGATGGCGAGGCCCTGCATGCGGTTGAAGGTATCCGCAGACCGCTTGATCCAGGACTCTTGAGCTACGCCCTCGGCTCTGACAGCCTGCAGCTCAGCCTTCAGCTGCTTCGCCTGCAGCTGCATCTGCTTGAACTTCTCGGTACCGCGGTCCATACCAGCCATCTGCTGATTGATTGCCTTGATGGAGAATTCGAGGTCACGGATTGATGATGTCTTCAGGTTAGCCATGGTGCGGTTGACAAGCTGCATCTGCCGCTTGGTCTCCTTGATATCGATGTTGGTCTCCTCTATCTCCTTGTCATACTGCTGCATCAGAGTGACGACTCTACGCTCACTCTGATGTATGCGCTCCAGTTCTGCTTCCACCAGTTTCAGCTGGGCTGCTCTAGAGGCGTACATGGTTGACTGAGGGTCGAAATCAGCCATCTGCGACTTCAGCTTGCTTGATGTGAAGTTGAGGTCGTTGAGAGAAGCATGCTTCAGATTAGACAAGGTCGCAGTCATTCGATGCGCTTCTTCATCAGCCTTGCGGGTCGCCCCCTTCAGCTGCAACATCTGCTCCTTGACTTTGCTCAGCTGGTTCTCCAGCTTGGCATAGTCTGACGGATCAGATGCCGCCTTCATCTGACCCTTCAGATGTCGGGCAGCTTTCTCAAGCTGCCCGAGGCTTGCAGAGGACAGGTTATCGAGCGTCTCCTTGACGCTCATGGTCGAGTTCTTGAATTGCTTCATCTCTCGCTCTGCAGCCTTCAGGTCCTTGGCGAGGGATGCGCCTAAACGGGAATCGCCCGTCGAGAAGGCATCCTGTTTTGCCTTCTTCAGACGAGCGACTTTTTCTTCAAGCTCCTTCAGACGGTTCTTCGCCTCTTCAGAATTGAGCTTCACTACGGTTGTATATACCTCTTGTCTTGCCATTATTCGGTGACTTGGATATAGTTATTATAAGATATGGTGGAATGAGGGTTGAAGTTGATGACCTTGACCTGGTATCCCTTTGTTCCCCACTTCCAGAACAAGAATTTATGTTTGAATTGCCTTGCGATGATGGTCTGCAAGCTGTCTCTTGCCTTATATGTAAGGATAGAGTCTGCGGTGTTGAGCCGGAAGTTCAGCCAGGCATCACTATAGCTATAGATATGGTTTCTGCGCTTCGTCTTGACGGAATCGGCTGTGACAACAACCGTTCGCTGGTCAGCAACAATCTGCTTCACCTGCAGATTGATATCCTTGAGCAATTGCCGGTCAATGGCGTATGACCTATACTCATCAGGAGGCATCATCAGCACTTGCTGAGTGATGACCTTTACGGAATCTCTGATAGTATCACGCTTAGCTGGCGCATAGTTCAGCGCCAGCTGGTTGAACTGCTCCCTTAACTCCTTCTCTGCTCGCTTTTGTCTCGAGTCGAATAACCAGACGAATGCAGCGATAGCCAATATCACTGCGATGACTATGCCTATGTATCTCAGATTTTTCTTCATACCCTATGAATTAGATGTCAGCGTATTCCGGAATCGCATCGAAGCAAGGACACTCCTTGATTCGCTCCCAAGGGTCAACCACGCCATTGTGATTCTTGTCAGGCGAGATATCACGATGACCGAGAATCTGTGCATCAGGGTATCTCTGTCTGAGTTCCTTCAGCAACTCGCGAAGGCCCTCCTTCTGCGCATCTGTTCGGTTGTCTATTGGCTTGCCTGTGCGCGAGATTCCTCCCATATATGCGACATTGATCGCCTCGTGGTTATGCCCCTTTACACCGTTTGATGGCAGGTCTTCTGTCATCAGTTGGGTACGCTTGCCATCCGCTGTAACTACCCAGTGATAACCTGGATAATGCCAGCCCTTGTTTCTAAACTCCTTCAGCAAGGCATCGACTGTCCATGTCTGTCGGCTTGCTGTGCAATGTACGAAAATGAATTTAATCTTTCTCCCCATGATTTTTATATTTATCTATTAAATCCTTGACTCGAGTGTCGAATGTAAGTTCGAAGCCAAAAGCTGTCGCAACGTACATAAGACTCTGACCAAAATACCACAAGACGTTTGATGTAACGTCTTGTGAGCAAAAGTAGCTAATATACACTAGAACTATTGCTGCAATCAGTACGAAACCAGCGCTGCTATAGCGTATCCAGTCTTTGGTATTTCTCTGCATCTTTTTCTCTTTTTTAGGGCAAAGATACAATTATGTGGGGAAAAATAAAAATACGGCAGGTAATGCTATGACTACCTGCCGTATTGATTATGCAATATCTCGCTCGAGAATCTCCTTGGCGATTTCTTTCGCCTGCTCTCTCCACTCCTGGAATGCCTGGTATTCTGCCTCGTGAGCAGTATCGCCATCTCCATGGTTGCAGAGGATCGCTTCAACGTCATTCTGGCTGTACCTGGTTCTCACAAGTCCTGCCACAAAATCGTTGTAACCTGCCGAAGTAGCCTCAATTTTGACTGAGCCATCCGGCTCGCTGCCTTCATAACTATATGCTGTGACCGTCTCACCATCACTCTCAGACTCCATTATATTAGAGTCTGGCTGATAGTTTTCAATTTTCTTCTCATTCAGATACAACAGATAGTGATTTCCGTCGTATCTGACGTAGTTCATGCGAACGAGATAAATTTTCTTATTCATCTACTATATAAACTTGTAAAACGTTTTGCCGAATTTGTTTTTCAGCTCTCCGACTACAACATAAAATGGCTTCTCTAGGAAGCACCATTCCTCACGTGCTTGTGTAATAAGTATCTCTGCACCGGAATACAACCACCAGGTTTCATCCTTCCAGTGCGGAACCTCGATAGGTTCCCCGTTCTCATCCACCTCCTCTTTCCTCTCCACATGATCGATATATCTGAACTTTAATGCCAATCTATCGTTCGGAACCTTCTCCTGAACGATGAACTTATTGCCGTGTTCATCAACTTTCTCGACCTGTTGAGTCTTGAAGCTAACTGTTGACTTGTCAATCTTGTAGTCCTCGATGAGGATAAGATGATCTTCGTAGTCTATACCATCCTTGCACAAAACATCTCCTATATGCTTTTTCTGCCGCTTGGTCATGCTTGCGAAGGGAATTTCCCCTCTTTTGATGCCGAGGTTGTCTCTATAAGTTTTCATTCCGATTTTCTGTAATAAGTTTTTTGTGTCTGCGTGTTTCGCAATTCCTAGCCTCGATGCGGCTATTACTCTGATCTGCTCATTACTATAGCCTCTCTTGCGAAGTCTTGCGACCTGCCTGCACAATGCCTGCTTGCTACGTTTTCGTATCTTGGCATGATCCGCATATATGACCTGCCCACAGAAGTCAATGCCATCGCAGGTGCGATGAACATTCCACGACCGGTTTATCTGCAGCTTCCAATCTCTTGCCAGATGCATTGCGCTCAATTCAACCATCAGTCGCAGGAAGACCTTATCTTCATGGAGGATGAAGATATTGTCCATAAACCTATAATAATAGCTGAGTCCTTGCCGAACGAAGCGATCGAATCGCTCATTCAACGATTGTACGCTAGTTATCAATCTTGCCTGCTCCTCTGTCCTGCAAGTGACGAGCATATCACTGACGTAGCGTGCCTGCCAGTAGTGATACCGCTCAGGATCCTTCAGGATATCGAAGCACCGCATAGCGAGATAATCGAATCTAACCAGGTATAGTTGACCTAAAAGCTGGGTAAGCTTGACACCGAGGACAACACCATTGGCATAGCTGTCAACGACTTCGTCGATGAAGTATAGCAGTTTGCGGTCCTTGATATACAGCCGATACTCTCTCTTCAGAAGATTATGCTCGATGGTCATAAAATAATGATGTATGTCTATGGGTGCGCAATATGCAGTCTCCTTCTGTGGAGAATTGTAGATGTCACGCTTGATAATCTTGTAAAAGAAATGAGTACCACGCCCTTTTGTACCTGCCGGACAATTGTACGGAATCTTGCTACGCAGCAAGGGTTCCGATGGATTGAGGGCAGCGTGCTGGATGACGTGATCAGGAACAGGCAGCTTGTTGACTGTCCGAATTTTCGGTTCTGTCACTTGCTTGGCTTCATACTCCGAAGTATGCCAGTCTCCAGCCTCGTATGCACGCAGAAGCACCTGAAGCTTTTGCTCCAGATTCTCCTCGAAAGCTTGCACGCTTAATCTCGACCTCTTATGCTTTGAATACTCATAAAAGGCTTCGCGAAAATTCTGTAAAGTCTCGACAATAACGGATATATTACCTATTCTCTTCACTATGCATTAATTAATGAATGATAACTAATATGGTGTATATGTCGGTGTATGTGTCGGTGTATATGACGGTGCATGTCGGTGTATAATGCGGTGTACAAATCCGTTGTCTGCTTAATTAAGAGTCCTAACCTTCGACCGGATGACCCTATTGTCATCATCTACCAGCTAATCTAGATAAGTGAATTTTCTGCCTTGGGGCAAGGTCTGATTCCCGATTCTCCACATAAGCACACAAAAACTGTGGATTTCAATAAGTTGAGGGCCGCACCGTAGTTCGCATTGGCATCAGAGACAGCATTGTTAACGTTGAGCGTCGAAAGACCACATTGCCCACCATTGTTGGCATTGGCACCACGGAGGCAAAGACGAAAACCGGCACAGGGAATCACAACCTGGATTCTATTCCGGCTGCAAAGGTACGAAAAAAAATCGGAATGAAAAAAAGTCAAAGAGCGAATTTTCAAAAAAAATCGTCCGCCCAAAGGGCGGAAGGTGGGGCTCGCTATGCGAGCCGTGTGCTCAGGAACCCCAGTTCTTCTGTTTGCTCTGCATTTTGAGCCTACGCAGCCAGCCTAGGCAGCTGCGTAATATGTTGGCTCCACAGACCACTCGGATGCTGCTTCGCAGAGGGCCGCACCGAAGAGCGCATGGGCAACAGAGACAGCATTGCTAACGTGGAGCGACGAAAGACCACACTGCCCACCATAGTTGGCAGAGGCACCACGGAGGCAAAGACGAAAACCGGATGTCGCTCCACTATTGCTCCAGAAGTAGCAAGTCCAATAGGTCGTCTCTGTACCCCCTTTTTTAGTCGGGAAGTTCTCGAGGTGCTCCATACACAGCTCCTTCACCCACCCTTCACCTTTTGTCTCCGACTTGCTATAGGCAACCATACCATCTGCCTTGCCTATAGTCCAGGTTCCATAGATGGATGGAGCAACGAGGTGTACAACCGAGGTATCCTCGGAGCACTGCACCTGCTCATCATCCATCATACGCCAGAGGTTGCCGAAACCATTCTTGTAGCCGAAGAAGCTAGGAATCTTGGCAGTATAGACTACAGAACCATCATCCTTCTTAACCTCGTAGCTTGATTCACCACAGGAGTCTCCTAGCTCGATGCCGGCAGACATCGGGATGACCGGACGATAGCCGTTGTATCCACCCCAGTCAGGCATCTGTGTCACGCCAGTGCCTAGACCACCCTGGAACAGACCATTCTCATCTTTAGCAGTATTTACTGCAGCCTGGTCGTGATGTGTTCCGAAGACAACTCCGAAGAGTACTGCGATTGCTGCAGTATGTCGCATAGTCGTGCAGAGCCATCCTGTACCATTCTTGCGCGCTGCTGCTCGGAAGTACTCTGTAGTCTGCTGAGTTGCTGGCTTGCCCAGCATGGTGCGGTTCGTATTGTCGAGAGTCGCATCATTATTGCCTCCTCGATAGTCAGCGCCATCGTTGATGTAGCTTACGAGCTTGCCAGTACTGCGCTCGATTGTCGCAAATCCTGCTGCAGAGATGCTGGCAATTGGAATCTTGTAGTTGAACTCTCCCTGAATAGGCCAAGGGCTAATCATCTCGTAGTGTAGTCTGCCTACGGTCTTGATGACCATGTACCATTCTTTTCCCCAACCCCACTGATAGTGCCCCTCGGTACCATCGAGTTTGGCCGCTTCGCCAGTTGCATACTTGTAATGATCCTTGGAATCAAGCTTGCGACGAGTATGGTCATTCTTGACCAGATAGCCGCCAAGTCCGAGTTCCTGGTGTAAGTTCTGCAGGAGCTCGAGGGAGCCTACATAGGCAGCAGCCTTAGGCGTAGCGTTGTCGAGGTTCCACACTCGACCGCACCATGGATGCTGACCGAGCTGCACCGCATTCTTGATAGTCATCTGCTCAGACTTGCCCGACTTCTTGTCGAAGACCTCGATAATTTTGTCGGTTGCAGACATGTCTGACTGAGGCAGGTCATCGACCTGCTGAGCATTGTCGAAGGCTGCGATGATAGCCTTCAGCTTCGTCTCTTCATTCTCTGTAAATGCCATATTACATTATATTTAATCGATTAAACAATTCGGATTTTATTGCCGTTTTTGCGAATCTTTCCTTTTGCAGAGAGTCGCATATATGGTTGTCTGACGTTGATGGTCACTTCCTGCCATAACGGAGTATTAGCTGTTGGAATCACCCAGAGCTTGGTCTTGCCTGTACCCTTGACGGTCAGATTGCCGGAAGGGTCAGACATAACGGAATCACCCTCTACTCGCTGATAGAGGACGCTCTGAGGCAAGTATGCCGGCAGGATGCTCGCCTCAATCTTCAGCTTCTGCTTGTTGCGGATGCTGATCTCAGCCTGATATCTGAGAATCATGCGAGAAGGAGCGATGAAGCCAGTCGCAATCTGACCTGCGAGACTGTTCATCTCTGCGATTTTCTCGTCTGCTCTCGTCGCAGCCTCAGTTGCAAGCTGCGCCTTCTCCTCTGCAGCAGTAGCTTGCAGCTGTGCTTCTGCTGCCTGTGCGGTTGCAGAAGCGGCTGCAGTATTGGCAAGATTCGCAGCCTTATTGGCATCATCGGCTGCGCTCTTGGCCTTAGTTGCCGCAGTCTTGTCTAGCCAGAGACGCCAGGAGTCGCTGGTGTCTGCTGGCTCAGATGTATTGCCATCGATGAGGGATGCGTACACACCATTGGCTGTGTGGACGATGTCATTGGCATCGTAGCCCTGAATGGTCTCTCCCTCGAACTCGAAGGAATAGCCTTTGACCCACGCTCCCTTGTCGGTGAAGGCAACATTGCCCACCACAATGATATTCGTATTGTCTGCCATTATACCTTGATAACTAATTTGTTTCTACGTTTGACTACGTGCTCAGATACGTTAGAACCGTAGTCTATCATCAATAACTTATTCCTGGACTGCCGGAAGGTTGGGTACATCGCACCACCTCTTGCGATGACACCGGTATCTTCGTAGGCGTGAGTCTGCAGGTTCCACTGCCACCAGTTGCCGTTACCTCCCATTTTAGGAGGATGCTCGTTGAGCTCCTTGGCAAGGTCGGTTTGGGTCTTAGAGCTAGCGATGGCTGTAGAAGTATTGGTCTCTCTCAGATGCTCAGCAGATTCTCGTCTCTGCTCTGCACCAACTCTGCCCTGCTCAGCGACGACTCTCTTGGCTTCAGCGTCACTCCTGTTCTTCTCAGCAGCCTGCCTGTCATTCTCAACTTTGACTCTCGAATTTTCTGCTGAAGCTCGAACTGTTTCGGCAGAAGCTCTCTTCTGCTCTGCTGAAGAACGTGCAGACTCAGCAGCAACTCGCTTGTTCTCAACATCAGCTCTGCCCTGCTCAGCCTTGACTCTCGCAGCCTCTGAGGTGGCTCGCGTCTGCTCTGCAGTCTTGCGAGTTTCCTCATTCTGCTCTATAGCCTTCTTACTTGCAAGCGTGTCCGAAGTAGCCTTCTTGGCAGCTTCGGTCGCGGTCTTGCTCTCTGCAACGGCATTATTAACCTCCTGCTTCTTAGTCTCTAGATCCTCCCGAGCCTTATCTGCATTTGTAGCAGCGGTATTCGCCTTGTCTGTTGCCTTTTGGGCTGCAGTTGTCACCTCTTTAGCTTTTTCGAGTTCTGCGTCAATATCACGGGTGAACACCTTCATTGGCACGATGACCTGCTTGCGAGTGCCCTTGTTGTCATCGTAGAGGGCGGGAACAGTGTTGATATGTTCAAGATCATAGACCATTTCACACTCAAAGATGTTCTTCGAGTGAAGTTTCATCTGCTCTACAATATGCGGCCATAAGGCTATGCTGACCGAAGACCAATCAGAGTTCTTGATTGCATCTTCGATGCTGGTACCCACCTTCACATCGCTCATAAGCACCTCCTCTCTTATTCGGCATTCTTGATGCTATCGAACCACTCTGGTATTGATGCAAGAATCTGAGCAGTCACTTCCTTGCCGACATCATCCTTCTTGAGGATAATGGTAAGGTTACCGTCCTCTTCCGAGATATTGCCGAGATATTCGCCTGTATCGTTGCGAGAAATATATCCTCTCGTCACGATATGATCACCTGTAACATTCTGTTCGAAGTTAACATTCACGTTCTCACCGAGCGCAATAGGCTCGAATTCGGTTTTCACCGTCTGTTTTGCTGTTTTCATATCATAAAAAATTAAAATTATTTTAACTGCCCAAACTCTGGAACACCCAAACTGTATTATTCATGAACTTTGTTCCCATCAACTGAACCCAACCATATAATTCAATCTGTTCAACACCGGACATATACGACGTACTATTTCGCAGGAACATTCCGTTTGTAGCTTTCAAGATAACAGGAGGCGTCATTCGGCTTATCATGGGACGGAACACTTCTACTCTCATGACTTCCCCTTTTGCTAGATCTGGTAAAACATAGGTTCCTCCTCCCGTAATACAAGAGCATGCGACCTTACCGTCAACAACAATATCAGCAGCATATCGCATATTTGTGACTTTCAAATCACCTGAAATATCCGCATTGACGCATTCAACAGAACCATCTGCAAGAACCTTGAAATTATTGTTGACCGTTGTCAGACCTTCAAGTTTGATTCTATCGGCCTTGATAGTCGCATTCGTGATATATCCGTTAGCATCCTTTTGCACACTGGTTGATATGCTGGCTGTATGCCCTGCTACCGTTGTCTGCAACGCTGCGAAATCTGCCGTTGTCACAAGACCGCTTCGAATCTCATTCTTGCGGTCATCGATGCGGGAATTACACAAAGAATTGACTGTTGGTGTGATGGTAGCGATACCCTTAGCTGTAAGAGTTTGACCGCTGAACATTCCTGCTGCGACGCTCCATCCATCTGAATTCTGCGTGACGGTTGTCGCTGTATCTATGCTATCATCGACGTCTTCCCATTTGCTTCCAGTTCCTCGCATAACTGTGAATCTATACAGATGTCCAGCAGTATAGCCAGAGGGAGCAGGATATGTTGCATACCATAATGCTCCTGCATGTCGCTGACACTTCGGATCTGTCCAACTAAGACTGGAAAAACTAGGAAGAGAAGACTGCTGGTAAAATTCTCCAACTCCACCATCTATGCGTGCATTGACAGTATCTATAGCTGACTGCTTTGCGCTCGATATTGAACTGTTCAGCGCTGACACCTTGCTGTTAAGAGTTGACGTATCAGCCTTGTTGGCTACTGTAGAGGATATGTTGTTTACTGTAACCTTCAGCTCTGCCACGCTGCTCTTAGCTGCGTCCGCTGTACTCTGTGCTGAACCAGCGGCAGTTTTAGCCTTATCAGCTGCGGATTGCGCTGCACTCACCTTCAGAGAAATCTTCTCTGCGCTCTGACTGATAGCCGACTGATATTCCTTTGTGATTTCACCCTTGGCATTCGATATCTTCTTGTCAACTGTAGAGCTGATGCCGTCAACGGTCACCTTCAGCTCAGCAACCTTGCTGACTGCAGTATCAGCAGTACCCTGCGCTGCATTTGCAGATGTCTGAGCCTTGTCTGCTGCGGATTGCGCTGCACTCACCTTCAGAGAAATCTTCTCTGCGCTCTGACTGATAGCCGACTGGTATTCACTTGTGATATTGCCGTACTGATCCTTCAGCTGCTTATCTACAGTCGAAGTGATGTTGCTTGCAGTCTGCGTTATCTGTGATGATGTATCCTCGCGATTCTTGGCATCCTTAGAATCTACATACTGCCTGATTTCACCTTTTTCAGCATCAAGCTCGAAACCGACCTTGACAGCTTTCTTGTTGACGGTATCGATGTTCTCTCCCAGCAACTTGATATTGTTGGCCGTCTGTACTATCTGAGTGCTCACGGTCTTGGACAGCTCGCTGAGCGGCTCATCGGTGAGAGATGCGATGGCGAGATAGCAATCACCCGAGTACTGGATGACGAAGTCACCGGTACCATTCCACACACCCTCTATAGGTATCGTCTTCCACGCTCCAGAGTATGCAACATTGACTGTTCTCTGCTGCAGGGTATTCTGCTTGCCCCTCACGTCTTCGCAATCAGCGAAGCCAATGGTCAACTTGCCTGCAGTTTTGGCATAGATGCGAACGCTGATGTACAGCTTGTCCTGTACATCGGTACACCCTGCTTCTGTTGGAGGCAGCTCTGCGCTGCTCTTCTCTCCTGCAACATACTCCTTGTGAGTTCCTGGTTGTCTAATCAGCGCATTTTTCTGCCTGATGCCGCAATTCTGCACACGGAGAATCTGCCTGCCATCCACCTTCTCCAGCGAGACCTTGCGGTTGCCGCTGGCTGTAGGATTTCCGTTGACCATGACCGGCAATCCGGAAGCGTCGACCCAGAAGACGGATTCGTCAGTAGTATCTATATCCCAACCTGCGATGATTTTATTTTCAGAATCGGTAATCTGTTCCAGGAATTGCCCATTCTCAAGATAATTCTTCTCGTTTGTCAGCTCATAGCTGGTTTTGGAGAATCTTGAAGAGAACATGTTTTCGAGAACCTGGAACTTGGTATCGATGTTTTCTCCTGTTCTGCTCAGAACGAACTCGCCTACTGCATATAGATTGTTGAGATATTCACCGAACCCCTTCAGTTGGCCAAGGATAGGGTGTCTGATGCCTTTCAGATTTCCGATTCTACCCTTCAGAGCAGAATCCGGATTGGTTTTCATGCCATGGACAATATCTATATAAGGTGTATCGCTGCCTACGGTCATCACCTGAATGATGCCCTTACGGTCTTGGTCTGACACGTTGTCCACTCGCACGAAGGTGTCACGCTTCTTGATCAGCTTCTCCGGTGTGGCTCCAACCATGGAGCTGGTGAAGTTCTCGAACGTCACCCACGCCAGCCTATCCTCACCCTCACCTTCTGTGCCAACCTCTTTCACCAGGAGCTCGTAGTGCTTGGTGACATAATGGTCATTTTCCTCTGATGGGAGGCCATTATACTGCTGAACCATGATGTAATCACCCTTGCGGAAGGAGTTGTACATACGACCTTCCCTGGTATCGAGATATACCCTGCCGCTCTCTGCGTTGTAATGATCCACCTCCATCATAGCCGTGAAGATGCGGTTGTCGTTCTCGCCCAACAACTGGGATATAATCATCTCGAAGATGCGCATGGATCCTCTCACGATGAGGTTGTCAATCTCTAGGTTGTATTTGTTCTCTAGGACACCAGCCGCATTCTCTACCGGCTCATTTTTCAGCCGCCAGCCCTTGCCTGTCAGGAATCCTGCAACGAAGTCCGGGGAACCGAGATCACCAGCAAAGACGGAGCTTCCACCTACATTCAGGTCATTGGCTTCGACATCGTGAGAGATAATGTCGCCATTCTCATCGAACTTGTAGCCACGTCCGATATTCAGGTTGTTGGCATCGATGGAATCGGCTAAAATGTCGCCATTCTCATCGAACTTGTAGCCTGCACCTACCCTCAGACCTCTGAGGAAGGTGATAAGACCGGCAGCTTCATCGTCCTTGACCTTCGACAGATATTTGCCCTCGATCTTCTTCAGAAGTTCCTCGATTGTCGTATGCATCTCGTCTGAGGCGAAATGCAGCAGCGAGAGAAAAGCTGTGCCTATGCGGTATGCCGTATTGGCCTGCAGGCGCCGCTCATCTCTGATACCCTCGAACTGGGTCTGAAGATCATTCTTATCATATTCTACTGCCATATTGTTTTTTTGTTTGCAAAGATATAACTTCGATGAAATCGATAAAAATACGCACTAAAGGTTGCGTGATGCACCGATTCCACGGAAGATTTCTGTCAGGGCTGATGCCATCAGACCATTCCATTTGCTACCGAAGAAGTCGGCTTCATGCTCGTTGAGCTTCATAACTGAGGCATAATACTTCTGCGAGAACCAGTCGCGTCTGCCGATAGGCGGACCACCAGCGACACGGCCACCCCAGGCTGGACCCACCTTCTTAGGCTTATTCATGTCGTGCTTGGCTCGATATTCCTTGCCGAGGAATTCCAGGTCACCCTCGTTGACTCGGGCAATCTTCTCGCCTCCCTGCGCTTCAGTCCACTTCTCCCAGACGTGAGCAGGTCCTACACCTGCTGCCACGTAGATACCGTACTGCAGGAACTTGTGTTCGATGGTAGTCACGGATCCTTGCTCCAGGTGACCCTTTATGCTCGCATAGAGCGCACCGGTGTCTATGGTACGCAAGCGCTCCATGCGCTCGCGCCAATAGTCACCCATGTTGTCGGTCCACCCCTGCTCGTATTTGAGCAGTTCATCTAATGCTGACTGGTCTGCCATAAGCTCTCATCATATTGTACATCGATAGGCTCGTCTGAGTTCATCATGAAGTAGAGTCCGGTGACTCCATTCAGGCTGTATCTGCCCAGCTCGCTCGAATAGATCTGACGGAGATCCAGGAACTCCAGCTGACCGTCGAATGCCTCCCGATACTTGTCGTGAAGCATTCGGCTGATGAACTGGCGGAAGATGTATCTGCAGAGATTCAGCTTCGCCTCTCTGTCCTCCATGTCGTCACGCTTGTATGCTGCGAGAATCCACACCGTATAGACGTTGCGGTCGAAGAAGCCTTCACCTGCTGAATGCGTATTGCTGTCAACGGTGTCTGAGACCATTACAAAGTTCGCAGCCTTGCGGAACTGCTGCATCACGCCCTGCACGCTGTCGGGGCCGGAACACGTCGTTGCGACAAAATTATAAGCCCTGCAGGTCTTGTTTTCCTCGCACAATTGGCTGAAATATGCGATGGAATCGAATAATTTATCTGTCATGTTGTATTATTTGCTGTTTCTGGCCTTGAATTCATCCGCCTCTCTCGCCTTGTTGTCCAGCTCGGAGAGTGCATCCCAGCAGAGCGAGTCATAGACTGCCTGCTGCTTTGTGATGTCTCCATCGGTGAGTGCGCGGATCTGCGCCTGCATTGCAGGCATCAGGTCCTCCTGTTTCAGTTCTCCACCTTCCTTCGATGGCTTGAAGAAGTGAGGGAAGTTCTCTGCCAGGTATCCCTTGATGAAGGAGTACCACATGAAGACATTTAGGAGCTCAAAAGACTGAAAAATGGCGGTTTCATCGGATTCTCCGGATTCATTCCGGTATAGAATCCACCCCATCTTCTTCAGGAACTTATCGTCCTTGTGGATAAGATACAGCTGGTAGTTCTTCTCCAGCTGCAGATAATCGAAGAAGGTGACGTCTCTGATGAGCCGTTCCACGGCATAGAGACCGGCACACGTGTCGAGCGGCAGATAATAGGTGTAATCTCCGATGAAATCGAAGTTTTTGAGGAGAGAGAGGATTTCGCCCTCGCTCAGATATAGCACTTCCCGCTTCTTTTTGCCATTTTTAGTTAGACAGAGAACGCTGCACATCCAGCCTGTTCTGGTATGCTTCAGCACCTTGATGCCGCAGAATCTTCCGAGTATGTAGCATTTCACGACCGTCGGTTCCTGGAACAGAGTCAGCAAGCTGAGGATATACCGCTGCTCATCCCCCTGCAGCTCCTCCCACGAACTGGGAGCTGAGAAGTCGAAGACTCGTATGCCGTCACGAATTGAAAACGAAGGCAGGTTTCTCTTTTTCATTCTGATATTCTTTGAAATGATTAGCTTTATATGCCGATGAATCCGCATATAATTTGAATTTATCGAGGTTGGCATCGAGGAAACGGAGCAGACGGCCATGCTCTGTTGAGTAGGCTGTCAGCAGACCCTCAGCCAGAAAGATCATGCATCTGCGCACCTTGAAGATGAGTTCTACAGCGGTGTCATCCTTGTCCTTGGCTCCCCGCTCCATCTCTAGCAGATCATCCATCTGCTCGTCAGATATGACCCTGCGCATCACCCCATCAGCTTCGTAGAGTGCTGACAGTTTATCCTTCCACTGCTTGGATGATAGCTCCTGCTTCACCTGGAAGGCATACTGCTCGATGCTGAAGACTAGAAGCGGTATGCTCATCTTCGCCTGCAGACAGCTTCCCCACCCTTCTGTTGCAGACAACCAGGTAATCATTTCGCCCTCTGCCTTCAAGCATGCGACCATACACTGCTCTATCAGCGCCTCTACTCTCGCAGATGATGCAGGAGAGACCTCATTGTTGGCAACTACTCCGAAGCCTGTCGGAGTGAGTACCAGGTCGAGATGGCGAACGTTGCCGAGGAATGCAGTCAGGCATACTGCCTTGACAACTGCAGCCGATAGTCGTTCATTTGTCTCCAGCACTTCCTCGCCCACGTACCCGAGGAAGCGCTTCTGAATATTGTTGTATGCCTCATAGAAATGAGGTCTCACAGACTCGAACACCTCCGAGTGCGAACTTGTCGCTACGAGGATACTCTGCTCGAAATCTTCTTTACTTATCTGAATTTTCATTGCCATTGTTGTTAACGATTGATGTTTGCTGGTCTTTGTTCTTGTCGAGCGTTGTCAGCTCGATCATCGGAACATCGACCGTGATATTCTTGTCTGCCCACAGATTGTAGTGAAGGATGACGTGCCAAGGCTTTGCCATGATGTCGTGTGATGCCTTTTCGAGCGACTGCTTCATGATGAAGAGTTCCCGCTTGTCAGAGCCGGAATTGTTCATCTGGCTCTTGCCTGGTGTCGCACCAATCAGGTTCGGATGACAGCCGAATGAGAAGCAGAGCGCATTTGATGCCTCGCTCATATCTTCTGCCCAGTCTCCACCTTCCTTCTTGTTGCCCTCCGAGAGGTTGATGATGCGCACCATGCGCTGCTCCTTTCCGTTCGGATCTAGGTAATAGCCGGTGATGAGCGCCTTGCCGGCATTTTCCGGACCGCAGACGAAGTTGATGATGTTCTCCTTCTCCTGCAGGATGCGCGCCTTGCGCTCCTCCGGCTCAATGATGCCCTCGTTGTTGCAGAGCTCATCCCAGTAGTTGCGATGCACCTCAATCTGTATGCGAGGAGCAGACGTGTTCTTGATCATGTAGCGCTTGCCTATGCCGATGAGTCGATAGATATCATACCAGGCATCATCGAAGATGCTGGCATAGTATGGTATCGGATAGTACTGCATGCCTGGTGTAGGCATTCGGCTGATGATGGCGAACTTGCAGTTGGTACCATCCTTTGGAGCCTTGCCACGGATGCCCGTGTAAGGGTCTGGCGCCTTGCCCATGCGTGCCAGGAGGTCGCCCAGAGGGTCGTAGAGATCCAGGAGTGGAATGACTTCCGCCTCGATATCCTGCTGAAAATGGCTGAAATCTCCGAAGAAGACGTTTTCGATGCGACCGTTTTTGTTCGGTCGCTGCAGTCGGCAATAGGACACGTCCTTGTGTCGGATATTGACGATGCGTTTATGGTCTCGAGAGAGGATGATGACTTCCACAGACCAGGCGAAGAACTTCATGTCGGTAGCCTGCTGCATGAACACTTCGTGAATGCTGTTGCTCAGGCAGAACTTGCGGATTTCCTCGTCTGCCACGTCCTGCTTGGTCTCCCGGTCAATGAAGCGGAGACCCTGGCCATAGCAGCACTGCACGTTGAACGCCATGGCGCGCTGCGCTACCATGTTCTTGCGAAGGAGCTGCTGCAGGAGATAAGGAATGTTGTCATCATCTCCATAGTTGACATACTCGTATGACCTGCCTCCCACCTCGATAGCCCGGAAGGTAGCATCACCAATCTCTCCCGATCCGAGAAAGCTGGTGTCGCGACCATACTGCTGCTCGATGGTTGCAGCATTAGTCACCTCTGATACTCCCTCTGCCACTACGGCATATCGGGAGACGGTGGAATTTCCACCTATCTGCTGCATCTGATATTTGCTATTGCTCATAGAAATACTGGTTTACCTAAAAAGTTGAAAATATAAATGTCCGGCACCGTGCGAACCTCGCCATTAGCCGGATTCATCAGGCGATGGAATCCACCTCTCCAGCTGCCACCCTTCACCAGCCATCCGCTGTAATCGATGACTCTGCCGTCTGATGTCCACGCCTGCAGATTGACGGCAGCTTCGTCTGCCTTCGCCTTGTCGAGGAGGAGACAGACATCATTGATGTGATATGCTTGCTTGGCCATCAGTTGAACGTGTTATCAAATGTGTTGTCGAATATTCTGCCACCTCTCTGCAGGTCCAGTACATTATGCTGACGCTGCGCATAGACGTAGCTGAAGGTGAAGCGCGGAAGGGTGTCGTGCAGATTGTCATTCTTGGACGTTGACGAGTTGATGGTGATGCGCTTGCCCACCACCGGATTGCCGTCCACGAAGTTGACGATATAGACTTCGTCGGAACGGAAGAGGTCTTCTGCCCAGTTTGCCATATCTCGGCTCAGATAGCCGGTATCAGCGTTGAAGTTGCGCTGCTCAGTGATGCGATAGTTGGTCTTCAGACCGCCTATGTAGGCTGCATCCCTGGTATATTCCGGATTCACCTCGTGCTTGCCCTCGCAGTAGATGAGTTCCTGGCAGCCGAAAGAGTTGGTGAAGAGGAGACACGGAGCGCAGTCTGGCTGCGACGGGTCGATGATGAACCTCATGAGGCGCTTGCCTGCCTCTACCTCGTAGTAGAGCAGGTCGAGAGCATCAGCGGTGAAGCGAGACGGAGAAACGTCGATGGTCGTGTAGATGTCATTGCCTGCTACTGCAGTAGCGGAGAATGTGCGGGTCTCTTCGCTGCCATCAGCGGCATGCTGCCTGTAGTATGCCGTCACGGTAGCCGTGCCGGTACCGAGGTAGTGGAGATACTCTAGACGCCCGATAGCGGTGCGCTTGCACTCCTGCAGCAGGGTGAGGAAATGATTGTCGAGGAAGCTCTCGCAATCTACGCCCACGATGTCCACGGAGGTGTAGAGTACCTGCAGGCTTGCCTGCTTGGTAGCCACGTCGGTCTCTGACTCGCCCTCCACGGTCTGCTCCCTGATGGTGATGGTAGCCGACACGGCAAGCTGCTGGCGTGCGTAAGGACGGAAGATGTCTGCCAGGTCGGAGACTACCACCTCACCATCGGCAGGGTACAGATATTCCTCGTATATGGTCTTGTCTGCGAGTGCGATGGTTACAGCCAGCCTTGTCTTGGCTGTGAGAATGATGATATCGGGTATGTTCTCCAGGAACACCTTGCCCGATGGTAGTGAATTGATGGTCATATTATCTTTTTTAGGGCAAAGATACTTTGGCAATTGCCAAAATAAAAATACGGATGACTACTCTCCCGAGCAGCCATCCGCTTCAAAAACAGGTAGATGAAATTTAGCAAATAAACTATTTGACGATATGAACTTTCTCCCAGATTGCCCAGGCTACGCTTCCGTCCGGTTGCGTAGCGATGACATAGCCGTGACTCTTCATGTAGTCACTCACGCAGGCGTATGATACGCCTCCCATACAGTTCAGCTCGCTGATGATATCCTGCGAGGTCTTGAAACTCTTCTTGTATTCAAGTCCGGTCTCCTCATCCTTCATGGGCAGGTTGGAACGGAACTTGAAGTATGCGTCGAGTAATTCTGTCTCGAACGCATCGATGTTATAATCTTCATACTCCATAATCATTCTTCATTATAAGGAAATTCTTCTTCCGGTGAATATACTCGTCCGTAGGCTGAATACATCAGATTGCAAGATGCAAAAATCTTCTCTGCCCACAGATCATACTTATCTCGCTGGCGGCATACTCTCAGAGCTATGGCTTCCAATCTCTTGATGGCATCAAACAGGTAATCTCGCACCTCTGCAACCGTTACCAGATTGGCTGCACTTCGTAATATATTGAGATTATTCCACAGCTGCACGTAGTAAGAATCCAGCTCCAGGTATCTATTGACGAGTGCCTTATATACTCTATGCCTCTTCTTGTGGAGGTCAATTACATTTCTCGGTTTGCACATAACATTTTTCCTTCTATAGATTTCCACTTAGCTAAAGTCATCTTGTATGGCTTAGCTTCACTAGCATTATAAGGCAGGGCATAGAATCGGTTATTCAGCCAACTTATGATAGCCTGTCTCTCCTTGACATCCTCGAGGATAGAGACTGTCTCGATCTTCTGATTTCGCTCAAATTTGATGCTCACATAACCGGCTTTACACTCTCTGCCAGCGATGGCAAAGAAACGGCACATATCAATCTGCGCAACAGTCAATCTGTCCTCACGTCTTCTATTGTATCTTCTCTTCTTCATCGCTCATCCCTCCTTTTTATTCAGCATAAGAGCTGAGTAAAGCAATTTGCGGAATGTATCGTCTTGCTCCATAAGTACGCTTAAAAAGCCCACAAGCTTATTTGTGTTACCACCAAATCCGAAAGCTGAATTGACCAACACGCCTTCACGATTCTCGTTTTCCAATTTAGATTCCCCTACTGCTATGAGAATATATCCTCTATTATCATTGCAATCTCTCCAAGCACCCAACGCATTATTTATCATTTTGATATACTGCATGTGATCTTCTCCTTCAGGGAAGCCATCACACTTAACAACATCGGCAATGAAGTCATTGATATTCTTATTATTCTTCTCCATAACTACATCACCTCCCCTCCGAAAAGATAACCACCTACGAACATGACAGCCACGAATGCAGCTATGCCTAGCATAGTGACAGCTACTTCACCATAGGTCACGCTCTCACCGCAGAGACAGCTGAAGGTCTCGCTCTTGGTAGTCATGAGGCGCTTAGCCTCACGCTTGATTGCACACTTGAGGGTCTTGATACCCTCCTCAACGCTGATGCCTGCAGGTCTTACCTGCGCATCACTTAATAAAATAGAATTCTGCATAATTGCATCGTCTTATAACCATTAACAGCCGATTGTACAAAAGGGTGGCGGCTGCATTCCCCGTTGGTTATAAGACGATGGCTTATCCGGAAGGACAAATCAAATCTTACGGTTCATGCAGCCGCCATGTATTGGGCATATCTATTTTCCCAGTTAGGAAAAAAGATTTTCCTAGGCATAAAAAAAGCCTGCGGCTAGAAGCCATAGGCGATAACGGTCGCCTTGCCGGATAGTTTACTATCGTCTTATAACCGATGGCAAAGGTAAGAAGAATATTTGGAACCGCCAAAAAAAAAGCGAGAAATTTTAGAAGAATCTGCAGGGAATATGTTGTAGAGCATAAAAACATGGGGTTGAGGAATGAAAAGGAAAGAAAAGGAATGATTTTGCGGAATCATTCGGAATCATAACCAGGAATGACCGGAAAAACGACCGAAAACGACCGGAAACGACCGGAAACGACCGAAAACGACCGCAGGATCTCCCTTCGTTTCTGCCACTTCGAGGAATGGATTCCTCGGAAATTCCCCGATTTTCCTCGCATTTTCCTCGAAAATTCCCCGATTTTCCCCGATTTTCTCTGATTTTCTCCGATTTTCTCTGAAATTCTCCGATTATTTTCCTAACTTTGCGGTGTGTAATTAATAATATATATAATAAGGTATGGAAAGAAATAAGGAACTTACCCTGCATAGGGTTATTGATCTTATCAAGAAGACCAATGAACGCATAGATTTGACCAACAAGCGGTTAGAAACAGCAGAAAGAGACAACAACCGCCTTTTTCTGCTTGTAGTCATTGAAGCTTTAACAATATCAATAGCCATTGCCATACTTGCTTAATGGTAGAAGCCAGGCACGAATATAATGCAGATATCACCATCACCAAGAACGTAATAACCTCCATCCAATATTTATTGCGTTCTCTCTTCTCTGCCTTTCTCTTGGCATCCATCTCTTTATTCTTTTTATCTTGATAATGTTTGCAGGACCACTCTATAAAATCCATATCATCATCAGGTCTTTTGCTTCTCATATTTATAATTTTAATGATTGATAAATAAGAGCCTCTGATGCTTCACGCACCAGAGGCTTCGAACTCATTGTATTTCTGCGCCACAAGGCTATGGCGACTTTTGTCTTATGGGGAATGATAAGCCCCAGCCTCATTTTTATATTCTGTCTGCAGCTGCACGTATGCGGTTTGAAACCTCGCAGAGTGCGCCACGGAGCATGTTCTTTTCATCTTCGGTGAAGCCTCCCACTCCACCATTGCCATCGATGCCATCGAGCTTGTGATAAAGCCATGATGCCGACTTGCCGAAATATGTATGTGCTATTTCACGCCACGAAATAAGCATCTGAATATCTTGGATGCGCTGTTTAACTTCGCTATCCTTGGTCTGTTTAACTGTTGCTACTGCTATTTCCATAATCTTATATTTTTTAATGCCCTCCCCGAAGGGAGGGTCTGTTGTTAATACTTTGTGTAATACTCAGGCGGCTCAATCATCTCATCGAAAAGTTGTTGAGCATACCATAATAACTGCGGGTTGCCCCTAGGAAAAGACTTTTTGTAATTTCTGATAGCTGCTATCAGCTCTTCCTCTTTGTCACTCACTAAAATTTTCTTCATATCATTATTTCTTTTAAGACACTGCAAAGATACTACAAATTTTCGTATTATCCAAACATTTACTACGAAAAAACGTATTATTAAGTAAGATTTAACATTTTAGCCTTGAAAACTTGTGGAATTGCTGGAAAAACATTATTTTTGCAGCGGTTAAACGAAATAATATATATTAGGTATGGACAGAAAAGAATATATGAACTTGGAGAAGCGCATAAGGTTTCTCCATATTACGGTAAATATTCTCATTGCTATCTCTATTCTTCATGGACTTTTGTTAATATGGCTGCAATCACCCCATCTAAGATTGTTGCTATCCACCCTATTAAAGCAATTAAAATAGAGACTATATATGTGAACAATATGAAGTCCCCGGCACGGAATCGTGTCGGGGACGATGTGTTAAATTAAACAAGTTGAAGTCTGGAGAATTCATTTCCTAATTGATGAATACCATCTTCGATTTTCTGCAGCTGAGCGTCAGAGATATATGTATTACCTTTGCGGTACTGGCGCATCAAAGTGTCATTAATGCCCACGAATCTAGCAAAAGCACTCACATTAATCATCTTATAATACTCAAAGAGCGAAGACAAATCAAACTTGTAGTCTGGAACATTAGAGAAAGCCTCCGGAACCTCATCACCCAACTCACGTTTTGCATCTGCCACACCTGCCATAGACTCCAAGAAGTCTTTTTTTGCAGCAGCTACAGAATCACCTGTACCGATAATAGTACAGCCACTCATGTTTGTATTATATGCAATATAGCTGCCATCCTCCTGTTTCTCAATAGAAACCTTAAATTTTTTATCCATACGAAATCAATTTTAATGTTTTGTTATATTCTTGTTTAAAAAGGAATCGGGTTAGAACCCGATATCCTTTCTAAGTTTGTTAACCAATCCTTTTCTGACCTCTTGTGACCAATGTCGCTCTAGCATGATTGTTTTCTTGGTCTCTCTGTTGATGTAGAGGTCATGCCCTTTCAAGCCTTTGTAAAACTGGAAGCCGTGGGCAATAGCAATTCTTTTCAATTCATTCCATTTCATATTACTTACTTGTTTAATTTAACACTGCAAAGATACTACATTTTCGTGATATAACCAAATAATTATACTACAAATTCGTTATATTAACTAAGATTTAACATTTGGGCATGAAAAAAGCCATCTATGCTCGCGCACGGATGGCTCCAAAACTAAAAAACCTTATTACCTAAAATCTATTACTAAAAACCTATTGACAACTTTGAACCCTACTGATTCTTATCTAACCAAAATTAAACATTAAAAATTTAAAAGGAATTAAGCATCTTCTGGTGGATGCCTGGCATCGAAGCCGAGGAGCTTATCGCAACTCCGGCACCCTTGTTACTCATCTCACGACGAATGACATAAAGCCTGTTTAATGGAAACTTATATTTTCATTCTAACTAATCTACGAAAAACCGGTATACTTCCCCTGAAGCACAATGAATGAAATTGATGCTAGATTATAGCACGTGCAAAGGTACGAAAATAATTCGAAAAAACAAGAAAAGCACCGCATTTTTAGGCAATAAACCCTAAAAATGCGGTGTTTCTAACATTTTTTCTTGATAATTTACGTAAAAAGTCCCCGGCACGGAATCGTGCCGGGGACCGAGTTGAGTTATTGAACATGTTAGCTATGCTAACTGCAATGCGCTAATGCGACTGCTTATATCTTTGACCGCCTGGTTAAAGATGCCTTTCTGCTCCTGGTTGAGCGTATAAACCTTTCCACGGATCTGATATCCATTGAGACGCTGCAAAAGCCATGCTGCGCTCTTGTTGAAATAGGTCTTAGCGATGTAAGAGATAGGAAGCAGTTTGTAGGCCTCTGCATCTATCTGGCTGCGGAGAGCTTTCACTTCGCCCTCCAGGCGAGTTACATTTTCCTCCAGGAATGGTTTTGCCACTTCAGCCACAGCATCCTTATCCATAGTTTCCAGCTTAGCGATAATTTCATTTTTTCGCTCCTCGCTCATTGCATCGGTATTACCTGCAAGAGACTTGTATTCATCCAATAGGGTTCTAATATCTTCCATATCAATATATATTTTGTAATCCCCTCCCGAAGGAGGGGAAGTTAAACATTTTACTTTCTTTTCTTCATCAGTCTTGAAAGGTCATCCAAGAGATAATCAAGTCTCTTTTCGATTTCCTTCTGTGAAAGACCAGTGAATTTCACGATTCGGAGAAAGTCTTCGATATCTTTTTTCTTTCTCTCGATTTCATGTTCTAAATCTTCTTGCATAGCTTAAAAATTTAATTGATTAAACATGTTCCTTAACTCGATTGCAAAGGTACATAATAATTTTGATATACGCAAATATTACATAATGAATTTATTATGTTTAATACATTTTTAACATTCCAGCCCAATAAAACACGGTTTTTACCTCTTTTTCCATCATTCTCGAATGATGTCAAGAAATGTCCTTTCCTCTTTTACCCCGGAATGCAATGGAGGGGTTCACCCGAAAATGGCGCGTTTCTTGTGGCAATTCTGCAGGAATTGTCATAAGTCGCCATTTTCGGGTGGCAATCGTTTGCAAAACGATTGCAAAATTTGGTGCTTTTGCACAAATTTTCCACGGTCATTTTTGCCAACTTGCTGAAATTCACGGAATTTTAGAAAGTTGAGAAAAAAGGAGCGTGCTTCCCTGTAAGGGTAGCCTCCACTGCCCTACGCTCGGAGGCAATTGCCTCCCGAAAACAGAGCGGTATATGTAGCACTTTTTTCATCGTGGCAATTGCCTTTTCCCCTGCCGATTGCCATCTTTCTGCCATCCCTGCACCAGCGGTCACCAGCGAGATAGCCCCAAAAATAAAGGGCAGTGAGTTCACTGCCCTTCGTCCTATAACTTGCCCTTGTCGTGATAAGAGTAGAAGTTTCCATCTGTTACTATCACGTGGTCCATAAAAAAGATGCGCATAATATCACAAGCCTGCTTCACCTTCCTCGTGAGTTCATCGTCTGCCCTGCTTGGCGCTGGGCTTCCGCTTGGATGGTTGTGAGCCAGCGCCATAATGGTTGCGCCTGCGGTTACTGCTTCCTTCATCATCACCCTCACATCTACAGATGTGTCTGTGATTCCTCCCTCGCTCAGCTTCACGTGCTTGATGAGTCTGAAATTCTGATTCATCAGCAGGATGTGCGCCTGCTCTACATTGAGGTCAGCCATCTGCAGATGGAGATAATTGTAGATTGCCAGGCTGCTGCCTAGGTCGGGCTTCTCACCTGCATGCTCCCTTGCCCTGCGCTTGCCTATCTCTAGGGCTGCGAGTACTGCCAGCGCCTTGCAGTCTCCGATGCCCTGCACTACCTGCATTTCATCCATTGATAGCTTTGCAAGGTTACTCAGTTTTCCGTCTGCTATGTTCATCAACTGCCTAGCCTGGCTGATACTCTCCTTCGTTCCTGCTCCTCGGTTGATTACCATCGATAGCAGTTCAGTGTTACTCAGATTCTCAAATCCGTAGTTAGCTGCCTTGTATTCCGGTCTCTCGTCTGCTAGTATATCATTGTACTTCTTCATATTATGCTGCTTTATTATTGTTCAACTTCACGTTATAAATACCTTGTGGATAACATCTCTTTGATGCTGCTACTGCTTCGTAGAAGCCTTCTTCCATCTCCTGCAGGATTCCTCTGTTGCTGATAGGGCAGTGATGTATGGTACGCCCTACAAAAATCTCTCGCTCTATGTAGGCTCCTGCTGCTTCAAGCTGCTCCTTAAACTCGTTGATGGTCTGACCGCTTGTCAGGAGGTCATCGAAAAGGATGACGTTCTTGCCTGCAAAGTAGCTGCCATCGATAGCCACGTGATAGAGTTCTTCGCTCACGTGATGGCTTCCGCCATTGTGGGTAGGCTTGCGCTCGCCATAGATGCGAACGTGCTCGTTTGCGGTCTTGATGCCTGCCTGGTTGAGGATAGCTGCGAGATAGCCAAATCTCTTGTTATACTTCCATTGTGCGCTGCAGGGTGCGAAAACGACAACGAAATCCTCCAACAATCTGCCGTATTGTCTTCTCAGATAGCTGATTAACAACTCAGCGCAAAAGCGTGTGGTGGCAGTCTTGCCTGCCTTGAAATCGTAGATAAGCTGATTATTTGCTCTCTGCTGATTCTTGTCAACGCAAAGGTTGATGTAAGCGTTTGGAACGTATTCCACTAAATAATTTTGTCTCATATCCATTAAACTTTTAAAATTTCTATTCTGGTTATGCGAGGGATCTCAGAGATTTTTCCAATCTCCCTGCTTTGGAGTATTTTTTTTTTATTTCATTCCGTATAAAGCTCGGTCACTCTTTCGATTTTTCCTGTGCATAACAATGCGCTGGCAGAGGCAAACAGATGTGGGGTTCTGTGGTAGAAAAAGGTAAAGATTTAGCTTGCGTGAAGAATCTTTGGCTTTTTTTAGTGCAGGTTCATACAGCAGTTTGAATCGCCAGAAGCTACCTTCGCACAGGAAAATTCGGATGAGTGACCATCGAGCTTCGAGAATGAAATAAGAAAAAGTACGGAAAAGCAGACAAAACAACCATCGACCTGCAAGGGCGATACCTATTCTGCAGCAAGAATGAAAAAAAAATGGCTGCTACTCTCACGAGCAACAGCCAACAGAAAAAGTAAAATAATAAAAGACAAAAAATAAAAACTAGTAAATTATATAAATCAAAAAACCTATGTCGGAAAATGGCAGCTCATGCTACCAGTATAGAGAACGCTCTGAGGGAACTTCTCTGCTCCTATGCAGACGGTATCGAAGGCATCGGAGAAGTCGGTTCGATTCTCCAGGCGGTCCTCGTCAGTCTCCACCAGCTTCTCGCCTCGCTTATCCTTGCCGTTGTTGTAGCAGCCGGCACTCTCGATGGAGATAATCAGGTCCTCGTTGTTGTCCAGGTTGATGAGGATCATGTGATTGGCCTTGCCCTTGAACATTCGGTTGATGAGTTCCTGCTTCTGCAGGTGATTCCAAGGTTTTCCGATATAGACCTCTGTCACCAGCCATCCATTTCGCCTGAGCACTCTCGAGATGATCTGATAGAAGTCATCGGTGTGAGTCGCATAAGAGTTGCCCACGAAGGTTGCATCGTAGTAGAAGATGACCCTCTTGCTCTTGAGATACTTGTAATAGTCGCAGAAGTCCTGAGCAACCTCAGGAAGCTTGCGCTCATACTTCACGTAGAGCGAATTGATGATGCGGAGGCGCTGATCAGAACCTACCTGCCCCACCACCAAACAGTTGATGTTGGTGTTGGCATCCAGGCCGATGATCAGCGGTAAACCGTCCTCTATATCTCCATCAGTTCGGCAATCAATCTTGTCTTTCTTCGGGTTGAACTTATACTGCATTGCGTCCAGAAACGTAGTGTTTGGCGCTGTGTAGAAGTTCCTGTCCTCGTCTAGGCCGGAATAGAATCCGTCCATGGCGATGCCTACATGCTGACACATGATGCTTGTGAGGAATGTCATCTTAGGCAGATCTCGCTTCATCTGCCTGATGAAGTCCTCGCCCAGAACTGCGAGGTTCTGAATGCTCGAACACCTGGAATATACCAGGGCATAGGAGCGGAGGGAGTGCAGAACCTTCTCGTATTTCTGCACCTGCGACATGTAGTAATCGTACCGCTCTGGGTGAGCAGCCAGCTTGTTGCGGATACTGTGCAGATGTACCAGTACCGTCTCAAGAGTAGCAATCAGCTCCTTATCCATCTTCTTCTCCCACGACATAAACCAGGAACCTTTTTTTGTCGCAGAAGTATCTGAAGTAATCGTAAGGCCATGGTGCAGGCAGCAGTCTCCGAACAGCTGCTTGTTGCCTCGATTGGCAGGGAGTGTCTCATTGTTGAGCTGCTCCCAGTCGATGAACTTCGCCTCGTCGATGAAGACATGGTCGAGTGAGAGGGAGTTGGAGGTACCGCTTCGGTCCTGAGAGATGATGTTGAGGTAGCTGCCATTGTAGAAGGCTACGGTGTTCTCCCAGTTCATCGGCTGGAAGTGCGGATCCTGCCAGTGGAGCGCCTTCCAGGGCTTCTTGCCCACGATATAGTGCACGTCGCGCTTATACCCCCACTCTTCGAGATGCACCAGAGCAGATGGCAGGATATTGGTCTGACATCGCTTGACGGAGGGAGCCACCATACCGAGGCAGCAGCCTGGCATGTGCTGAACGGCATAGAGGATGCGGCCTGCTTCGACCACACCTTTTCCGGTACCACGCCCCCACTCACAGATCAACGTCTTGGGCATAATCTGCAGTACACGTGACTGAACATCGTTGAAAAAGAGCTGCTTAGTTTGACTTGCTACCATCATCAGGAATTTCCTCAAAATCTGCGTCTTCTATGTCAGGCATAGAATAGCGCTTCTCCATTTTCTTGATTTTTGCTCGAAGATTCGGAATCTTCTGCAAACCGATGACCGTCGGGTCATCTGTCATACGGAATTCGACAGGAACAATCTTGTCGAAAGCCAGTTCTGGTTCATCAGGAGTATCGGTGCGATTGTTCTTGATGCGGTTCTTCTGCATCACGGCAAGCGCTCGGAAGTCACCTGCAGCCAAGGCTGCTTTGCGGTCCTCGTCAATCTCCTGATTGACCTTCCACCGCCAAAACTCTTTGGATGCCGCATTGAGGTTACCCAGCATCAGCTGACAGAGATGGATATCATCGTATGCCTGGCTCTCACTGACACCGAACATCGCCTTATCCTGGTCCACCATCTCCCGGACGGTGTATCGAGGATAGCGCAGCCAGAAGGCATAGCACCCCCGAAGTCTCTCCACTCTCGCCTTGACGATAGCGGAGAGATGAAGGTCTTGAAGCTCATCCTCGTTGAGAGGCATATACTTCATATAATCATCTACATTGACTGGAAGACTCATATCAAGAGATTTTGGCAATAATCTGCGAGAGTTGAGTCATCACTGCCTGATATGCACCAGGTGAGCCAACGTTGGCGAGTGCAATAGTGTTGACTCGCAATTCATTAGCGGTTTCCGCTAAACCTCTGAGATAGCGTCTGCGATATGGCGATCTAGGCTCCTGCAGCTCCAGCTGCATAGCCACAGACTCATCGGGAGGCAGGTCCATCAGGAGGGGAATCTCCTCCACTGGCGTCATAGTCTTGGCATAATCATATACCGCCTGCAGGTACAATTCACTCTCCTCGAGGAATGGAAATTGTGTTCTTATCATCTAGCAAATTATTGAGCATTTTATGAATATCGAGATAGACGTCTCTATCGAGAGAGATGAAGGTGCATTCCGCCCGGTCACCATACGTCTGATTCTGCGATGTAATCACGGAGACTAACCACTCTGCGTTACTGACCAACATAATCTTGGAGTGATTAAGCGTAAGCTTAACCTCGTCAAAAGCCTCTGTCATCAAGCGTTTTAGCTTTAAAGTTTTGCTTGAAGCTTTAATGTCTGCCACTAACGTAGAATGGTTAATCAACCCTCGCTTGCGAAGGTTGATGACTCCACACAAGTAAGCGTCGGAAGTAGAGAAGGTCGTGACGGCAACATCTGCCGGACCGGTCTGCTCCAGAATCCAGCCTAACAAGCCAAGGGTGTGAAGGCCTTGACCTAGAAAGACCTGCGATCTACTCTGCTGAAGCGGCTTCAGAACTTGTTGAATCTGATTCGCTCTCATCTACCTGCTCCTCCTGATTCTCAGCAGCACCCTCTTTTACCTGCTCTTCAGCTGGCTGCATTTCGATGCCTGCCTGCTGAATCTTGGCAATGGTATCAGCTGTGAGTTCAGCCTTGGCAGAAACAAGCAGCTGCACTCGCTCGTTGACCTTGTCACGCAAGGCAGCAGCCTTGTCTGCCTCACCACTCTCCTGCAACTCGATAATCTTCGGCAGGCTTTTTGTGATATAGGAGCGCGCATTGCTGATCTGCTTGGCGGTGATGGCAGCATCGGTCTGCTGCTCTTCCGGCTCATCTTCTGGATTCGTCACAGTGGCATGGTCATAGACCTCCATGCCCTGCTTGTATGCGTAGTACTCCTGTTTAAGGGTGCCGAGAAGCTGCTGGAAGCCCTCATCTGCAGCATGCAATCCCTCGTATCTGTCACAGGACTGAGTGTATGCCTTGCAAGCCTCGAAATGCTCCTTGATTTTCTTCCACAGCGCAGCATTTGCCTCCCAGATATCCTGGATATGAGCAGGGAGCTGGTTGTGATCTTCACGCTTACCCTTTGCTATAATGGCATCAGGGCAGAGGACGACATTATCCCCGCAGAGCTGAGGGAGATGAGGAATAAAATCAGGTGCCTGCTCATCAGCTTCAGTAGTACGATCTACTGCAACCTGAAGGATAGGAGTCACCTTGCTGTCGTATGCTCTGACCTCATCAAGGGTCATACCTGCATTGCGATAGTTGAGATGCTTACGCAGCTCATATTTGAGCAGTTCCAGCTTACCCTGCGGATTGAAGCTGATGACCTGATAGAGATGTTTGTTGTTGTTTATCTGAAGGAGCATCATGGCTCCCTCGCGAATATTATCGTCAGTATGCTCGCTATCGAACCACTGACTGATCTTCTGTGTGAATGCTTTATCAACCATATTTAAATATTAAAGGCGAGACGAGCATATCAGCATCGCCTCGCCAGCTTAAACTATGAGAATTATAAAAAATGGACTTGCTTACACGTCACCTGCAGCCTTCAGCTTGCAGGTCTCACCGCTGTATGTACCATCAGCGGTAACGATGTCACCAAAGTAAAATGGAGGCATGGTCTCGCACGCAACAGAGATCTCCAACGTAGTGTTAGACTCATCGGTGACTGAAGCACCGGTAGTTGCTGATGGAGTGACGGAGACAGTGAAGGCATCGTCACCGAACTGGCGAACCTTACCGTTGCGCTGAGGGACGAGGAAGATGCAGTCATCGTTGAGGAGCATGGAAGCAGTAGCCTGCTGCTCCTCTTCAGTACCAGGAAGAACAAGTGTCGCCTTGTTGTTCATTGTCTTGCTGCCCTCTTCTCCCTGAGATTCAGGAGCGATGGAAGACTTGTCTGGAATAAACTCCACTCTGATCCACTTCTTGTCAGCCTGCAAGGTATGAGACTCCTTGATAACAAGGTAGTCCTTAAGAGCAGCAGCAGCTTCCTTCTGCGGCTCTGCCAGCTTAGTGATGTATGCACGACGGATAAACCAGCCGTAAGCACGAGTACCAGGCAGTCGCTTCTGACCAGGACACTTGATCACGTCCTCATAGAGATTGACAGCATCAGTACATGATTTTTTCTGTGCCATATATATAATGTATAATCGTTAAACTATCAGACGCTCTCCCTATGCTGTAGGGAGAGTGTCATAACCAACCAGGATTCGCTCCTTGGAGATCGATTCGAACTGACAACCGAAGAACATTGTAGCGACGAAATCGAGGAGGAAGTGTGAACGAAGGCTCTTCTCTATCTCGAAGTTGCACTTCTCGCCAGATGTAGCGATGCCGACGAGCATATTCTTCTTAGGTGTGATGAGTTTGAATCCATCAGGAACACAAGAGAGACCTACAATCTCGCACTTCTGGTCACCATCGATGTAAGTCTTGTTGAACTCCTTGTTGTAGTTGAGATGACCGTAAGTATTACGGTATGCTCTCTCGTACAGAGTCTTACTCTTCTTGTTGCAGAAGAGGATGGTGTTCTCACCTCTCAGCTTCTCATCAGCTGCATCGATGAACTGCTCAATCACATCAACCGCATTCTCAGCGGTCATAGCTGTAGTCTGGAAGAGGTTGCCCTTGCTTGTTGCAAGATTTCCTGCAATAGCCTCTGCATCAGCGATGGTCTTGAAGCCATTATACAACTCTTTGGTTGTCTTACCTGCATCATTTCGCTTCGCGGTGAAGATGCTGTTGCGGAAAGCTTCTCCCAAAAGTTTGAACAGGTACATTGCTACCAACTTGGTGATCGGAGTGTTCTTAAGAGCTTCACCCTGCACTACTGATGAACCATAGATGCTCTGTACTACAGAGATAGGATTGAACTCCTTGACTCCTGAACCAAGGAAGGTTTCGAGCTTGCGACCAACAATCTTCACCTGCTCATCGTCGATGCGTGTGTAAGAGAATGGACCAATCTCGAATGCTCCAGCGAGCTCTCCCACCTCCTCAGCATAGCGAACGCCCTGGCGCAGCTGCATATATTTTGTAACTTCTTCGAGCGCCAGAATTGGCATCTGAAGAATATCCTTGCGGTACGTGATGAAGCTCTTTGCAAGCTCCTCAGGTGTAATCTCAATATTTTTTTGTTCAGCCATTAAATATTACATAAAGCATTATAGCAATCGCGAGGAGAAGCCTGAGGTGCTGTTGAAGGTGCATCAACGGTGTCATCACCAGGTGCGCCCTTCAAGTCCTCGATCTCCTTAGTCTTGTCTTCGATAGCCTTGTCTTTTTCGAGCATCTGAGCTTCCAGGTCCTTGACCTTCTTCTCAGCTGCGTCGAGAGCAGTTGACTTCTCGTCGAAGTCTTTCTGCTTCTGAACAAGGCTATCCTCAATTTTCTGCATCTCTGCATCGGTGAGAGTAATCTTCTCATCGGTCACTTCGAAATCATCCTTGCGGTCAAGGATGGTCTGAAGGTTGAGGAATTTCTTCTTCATTTTAATTATTTGAGAATTGTTTTTAAACATTTCCTTGAGAGAGTTGTATGCCTTCTCCAGGAATGTCTTGCTAGGCTCTTCAGCTGCGGTCACGTGAGGTAGTGGAGGAAGACCGAGTGTTGAGCATACTGAGTTATTGAATCTCTTGGCAAGATTGGTCTGTCGCATCTTATCCTCCTCATCCAGGTCTTTGATTTCGTCAATCAGACCCAGTTCAAGAGCTTGCGAAGGGCTGAGCCAGTTCGCCTTCTCCATCTGAGCGAGGATATCATCGCTCGACTTGCCCGACTTCTTAGCATAGACAGAGGCGATGACCTTATCGATAGTATCGAGGTCATTGCGCTGCTTCTGCCAAAGCTTGATGAGCTCATCAAGCTTTGCCTTGTTGGCAGACTCCCATACTGTTACTCCAGTAGAGGCATTGTGTATGAGCATTGTACTGCCGACTGACATATCCACGTGCTTGGCTCCCATGCAGAGAACCGTAGCGATGGAGGCTGTCATACCCAAGATATGCACATTGACCTTGCCATGGTCCTTGATGAGCTGATACATGGTCAGACCCTCATCAACAAATCCACCAGGTGACGAGACTGCGATATGCACCTCTTCATCCTGATGGGCGTCAAGGTATGCCTTGACGTCCTTGGCACGAGTACCGTAGGTTCCTGACCACCAGTCGTAGCCGGCTCCGATGGTACCGCAAATCATCATTCCGTATTTCATTTGCTTACCTTTTTTGTGCAAAGGTAAGTTGGCAATTGCCAAAAATAAAATACGACAATCAGGCAATTTTAGGCGCCTTGCGTGTGTATGTCCACTGAATTGTCGCCTCAATGAAGGTAGAAGAACCTAGAGAATCAGGATGGATATCTGACATATTGATGATAGGATAAGGTCTATCGCCTACACCTATGAGATACTTATTAGATTCCAGATCCGTCACCAGGTAAGCGTATGGAACACTCGTATCCAGGTCATCATCAGGAAGGCGAAGGGTCAGCTTATGTGTATATAATCTGACTCCATCCTCTAATTTGTCTGTTATTTCCAGTTTTGCCGGTCGCTGACACTTAACCTTCGGCCACTTGTCAGAACCAGGAATGGAAAAAGTCTTGTTGCAGGTAAGCGTCTCGAACGGAAGCTCACTCACTGGTACTCGCTGCACCTTAGTGATAAAACTCAATCTCTTCATACTATATATAATAATGTGGAAAACTATTATTTCGCATCTGTTCGCACCTGTTCAAAAACGGGGTATATGGTATATGCGATTTTAGCGTTAAAAATCGTTATTTCTGCATCTTTTATGATTAAAGAGGTTCACACCTTTGTTCTGGTATGACTTGCGCATGCGGTACCACTTCATACGGACGGTCTCAGCGTATTCGACATCTATGCCGTGCATGGAACACCAGGAACGGAATGCGGACATCTTCTTGCAGGACGTATCTGAGAGGTCTCCTAGGTCATTCCACATATTGATGCGGAACAGGTCGCTGATGCTCTCGGTCAATGCTTTCTTGGCTTGATGAGAGAGATAATTGTATGTAGCCGGATTCTTGTATTTGCAGGCAGGTATGCAGATTGCGATCTCGTCTGCTGATGGCAGTTCTGGCTTTAGGTTTGCAGGCTGCTTCTCTGTGAATCTTCTGATAACAGCATTCTCGTTGCTGCTAGCAGGGAATTCGACAGGATTGCCGAAGGAATGGATGAGCCACTGCTTCATGTATGGCTCAACATGGAGATAGACTAGAAACTTATTCATATTTTTTATTTTAAAACTTCGCAAAGTTACAAAAAAGAATTGAGACTACCCTAAGTTTTAAGGGGAAAATACCCTAATTTGCGGTTATTTTTTGTTTTTATTTTCGATGAACCCATTTTTGGCAAATTAAGTTGTGGCAATTGTGGCAAAAAAGCTAATTACTTGATTATTAATATTATATTAGTTTTCTTATTGACACATTATATATAAATATTGCCACAATTGCCACAACCTTTGCCACACTCTCCCCTCCGTTGCCACAAATTGCCACAAAATTGCCACAACCGATTTCATTCTTAATACGCTGATTATCAGTATTGCCCGAATTGCCACAATTGCCACAAGCAAAAAAGGGTCGTGCGCATCTACCCTAACTTTTTCTGCGACATATATACATATTGTCAACAAAAAAGCCCTGGCAGGTTTTCACCTACCAGGGCTCAGATACATTAAACAAAAAATATATAACTATAGAGGCAAACATTGCAATCCAGCTTCAGCCAGCTCCTTGTCAGTCATAGCTGCAGGATCCTTGCTGTCGCTGTCGGTTTCGGTATCGAGGTCGATGCCATATCTGCTTGATACCATTGTGTAATCGAAGCAGAGTGGCCTATCCTTATAATATATCTTCTGACGGCCAACCATATTTCCTGCGGCATCCAGTTTCTCTACGGTCTCCGGAACTCCGCCTGGGTTGAACTTGATGAATCGCTCCGGATTCTTGGTCGAGCCTAGGAAGTCTGCCCCTATCTGCAGATAATGAAGAAGTGACTCCTTAGGAAGGAGATTCTCATCCATCTGGCGGCCTAGCTTGCGATATATGGCCATCGTGATGTCCTTGCGGATCATCAGGATGCTCTTCGGCATCGCCCAGTTGTCGATTTTCAGTTTATTTGTGGTCAGACTTCCTACTGTCTTAATCTTGAAGTCCTGGTCTTTTTTCAGCTCGCCCATCTGCACTGCAGCATTGACGATATTCCAGAAGCCAGCCACCTCGTCGGTAGTATTACACATCGAGTTCTGCGTTTTGATGCCCTTGACAACTACTTCGATGAGTTCAGAATAGCTGAAGGGAAATTCGATGTAGTCACGAATTGCCAGGTAAGCAGCTACCGGAACCTTCCAGTTAGTCATAATTCGGTCTAGGATGCTCTCGCTCTCCAGTCTCTTCTCTAGGTCATCTGAAGCCTGCTTCCAGGCTTTGCCGAAGCAAGCTTGGAACTGCTCTCGATGCTTAAGCAGTTGAAGGGTAATGTGCGTAGCGCCTATCTGTCGATAGCGCTCGAGCTCCTCAAAATTCATTTTCTCCTCTCGAGTATGCTCGCCCTTGTCGAATGTCAGATATATAAGGCGGCTGAAGAGTGCAATATCTGCGGTCGGCATCTCCTGACCAGTCAGGATGATGCCGGAATCAACCTTCGCCTGCACTAGCTTCTTGTCCTTATCCATATTCATCTTAGTTCGGCCAATACCATTCCACAAGTCCTTCAGCCACTCAACCTTGTTCTGTGTGATTGAGTTCTTGTACTCATCGATATGCACCAGGGCATCGCTCACACCTCCCACATAATCGGAGAGTGCCGGCATAGATGCATTGGTGATGGATAGCGGTTCATACTTCGTCTCGTATTTATAGAAGAAATTCATCAATGTCGCTGCGAATTCCGTCTTACCGCATCCCTTAGGGCCGAATGCATTGAGAAGAGGGAAAGAACGGCTCTTGCTGATGACAATGTCTCTGAACAGTGTTGCTATGTAGAAACACAGACCTACCATGGCATTCTCTCCGAAGACCTGCACCACCTTGGCAAAGAAATCAGCTTGTGATGTTGGATGCTCCACCAGCTTCTCGTGCCGGAACTTTTTTTCAGACACGTACAATTCTCGGCTATCCTTATTGAGCTTGCTCATTGCAGGCAGGTAGAACTTGCCTGCGGATAATCTGAGGATACCCATATCATCGATGGGCTGCCAGGTACCATCTTCGATGGCGCCATTGCAGAAGGCATAGAAGCCTTCACGCTGCCAGCCTAGCTGCTTGATAGGGTCTGCTGTCTCGGTCACTCTACCGAGATAGCCTAGTAGCTTGATAAGCTGCTCATCTCTGGCCATCCAGATATAATCACCAATACCGAACAAGCGCTTGCGAAGTGAGCTGCTTGATGTGATCTCATCCATATTCAGCTCGATGAGCCTTGATGGTTCCTCACTGTTATTCTTTATCTCGAAGAGTCTGACCGGATTGAAATCATCTCGAATGTGGAATAGAGGTTTCATTTTGAAGTTCGACCACTGGATTTCATCACCCTCTTTATTTGTTCCCCAGTAGCAATTATCGTGTTCCGTAAAACCGAATTCACGGAGCATCTTGATGTCTCCCTTGCGCTCTCGCTCCTGCTTCTCGCTCAGTTCTGCCTCCTTGGCTCTCTTGAGCGTATCCTTCCACTCTCTTGAGTGCTTGTAGTTGGATATGAGACTTGTCAGATAGCTGCTTCGCAGGTCTTCATCCTTGATTAGCATCAGGAGGCCGCAGATGTCTGCGATTGCCTGCAATCTATCCTCGGTCGTATATGACTCGATATCCTCGACAGAAGGCCAATATCTACGCCTGCAGTACCAAAAGATGAATTCCTCTTCCTTCATCTGCAGGAAATGACCTTTATCGACTATCCAGGAGTCCGGATCCTCTTTTTTGGGTGCTGGATAATCTACCGGAATCTCACGCACATTGACGGTGAAGCCTACCTGCAGCGCTGCTCGACCATTGGCGAAGACGTTAGCGGTACCTGCAGGGAATTCATCACCAGGTTTCAGTGCGTCTGCGTCTGGTATGAATGTAACCTTGCGGCTCACTCGATAGAGCTGCTTCAGTTGGTTCTCAGTCCAGGAACCACCGAGTGAAGCTACTGTATTGAGGATGCCAATCGACTGCAGCTTGACTACGTCTGGCGCCCCCTCAACCAGGTAAAACTTATCTTTCAGTCTCGCCTCCTTCTGAGCATAGTTGATGCCAAAGACAGAAGTATCCTTGTGATAAACAGGAGAGTTTTTGAGGTTGAGATATTTGAAGCTATCTGAGTTGTCGGATAGAGTTCTGGCGGTGAAACCGATGACTCTACTCATCTTGTCATAGATAGGTATTGTATATCGATTTCGAAGCATAGCGAACTTGCCACGCTCGCCCAAACCAATCAAACCTACCTGTTCCAACAGATCAAGGTCAAGCTGCTTCTTCATAGCCCAGCTGATGAATCCATCAGCTGGAGCATAGCCAATACCGAATTCATCGATGGCATCGGCTCCCCACCTTTTGCGCACCACTTCTCTCGCCTTGTTGGCACCAGGATTGACTTTATGCATCTCTTCGACGAAGTAGCTTTGCGCATTGTCTAAAACTATGCGCAAGGCTTCTTGCTCTTTCTGTCTCTCCTCGTCCTCACGGCTAGGCTTGTAATCGTCATCGATATCCTCATTGAGATATTTCCGAGCAAGTTCCTTGCACGCAATTGGGAATGGCAGGCCATTCTTCAGCTTGCGGTAGAGGCTTATGACATTGCCACCAGAGCGGCATTGTCCGAAGCATCTCCAAACGTTCTTTCCTGAATCGACATAGAATGATGCTGTATTCTCGTTATGGAATGGGCAACATGCCCATAGCTTGTTGCCTCCCACTTTGACGAAGTTGATGCCTTCATCCTTGGCCACATCTTGAATAGAAACATCACTTATGATGCGATCTATAATTTCTTGTTTAATCATATCTGTATATTTTTTGCGTCTGCAAAATTACGCTAGACTTTTGATTATTGAAAGTACTAGGATAACCTGCGCATTATCTTATCGATGTCTGCGTTGATGTAATAGCTTATATGCCTCCGAAAGCTCATACTACGCTCCATCATCAAATTTGCGAGGACGCCCTTATATTTGCCCCCCCGCTTTGGCATTGCTGCCATAATCTCTCGGTCGGAATAAAATCTTATTCTCATTTTCGACCTCCCTTTCGGTTTCTATAGAAGGAGCATTTCTCCTTCTCCATAAACTGCTCGTAAGCTTCATTCTCTTTATGCTTCTCCCTGTATAGCTCTCGATGGGAGATACCCCAGAAAGTGCATCGCACGCCATTCTTGCGTGAGCAAGAATTGTGACACTCCACTATAATTCTCTTGTTTGCCAT